AAGGGGAGGGTGAAACGCCACCTACACGCGGCAACGCCGTTCAACTCTCTCCAGAACAGAAGGAGCGGGCTCTAGCTCGCCGTCGTAATCGTCGAATCCGTCGTGCTGCTGGTGTTGCGGCTGCGGTGGCCGGTGTGGGAGCTGCTATCGGTGGTGCTGCCTACTTGGGGGCCAAGAACCCAGCTAAAGCACGCCGCATGGCAAACAAGCTGGCTGGGGGTGGTGCATCTGAAGCCCTGGGTGTTGTTTCTGCTATTGGCGGTCCCGCTGCTGCCGGTGTTGCTGGTGTCGCCAACCTGGGAGTTGCAGGCTTCCAGACCGGAGCGAAGCTCGGAGCCGGTATTGCCCAACGCCGCCGCGCTGTAGGCCTCTACAAGAGCCTGATCAAACGCCGAGCTGTGTTGTCTCGCCGCGTGGCCCAACTTGAGAAGGGCACTGGTTATTACCAAGGTTTTGTGACCCGAGCCCAGGCAAACCTGGATGCCAAGTGGAAGGTAAGAGACGCGGCAAAGTTAAGCGCTGGCCGGGCAGGACAGCTTCAGCGTGGTTACAAGCTGGGTGAAAATCCCCGCTCAATCGCCCAGACCGATAAGATCCGCCGTCAAAACATGCGGTCTTCCAGCAGAGGCCTGAGGGAAGCCAACAAACGTCTACGCGATGCCGAGAAAAATCTGAATGCACATTTACAGCAGCTTGAGGCAGCCAAGAAGTCACTCAACAGCGTGACGTGGAAGGCCTCGAAGCTGCGTAAAGGGTTGACCACTGCCAGCAATCCCATCCGTAACGTGGTGGAATCCAGCGTCAGTGGATCGAAAGCCGGTTTCCGTGCAGGTCGTCGCCAGGTTTCTGGCTTTATCCGCAATACGGGCCGTCGTGGTCCCAAACCTGACTCTCGCAGCTGGCAAGAGCGTTTTGGTTTGGACGAATCCGAGCGCACTGATAAGAAGTGCGGCAACTCCGGTATCCCTGATAACGCCAAATGCTCAAAGAAGGGCACCGCTCGCAAGATCGCCAAGGCTGCAGCAGGAGCTGCTCTGATTGCAGGTGGTGCGGCTGCTCTGAAAAACCGTCGCAAAGTTGCATCTCGGTTTCGTCAGCGTGGGCTGACTAGCTACCAGAAGCAAGCATTGGAGCGGATGAAGGCCAAAGGGACTGGTAAGTACGGGACGCGGGCTGGGCGCAGCTTCACTTCCAACGAGATGCCTTATTACACCGAAGCTGATCGTCCCCGTCCGCTTTACGACAAGCGGCTTTTCAAGAAAGACCTGGAATACAGGGGTGAGGAATTCGCGGGTTACAACAAGCCCAAGCGCACTCCTGATCACCCAAAAAAGTCACACGCCGTCCTGGCTAAGGAGGGCGGCACTGTCAAGCTGATCCGCTTCGGACAGCAGGGAGTGAAGGGCAGTCCAAAGAAAGAGGGCGAGTCCAAGGCCTACGCAGCAAGACGACGCGCGTTTAAGGCTCGTCATGCCAGCAACATCAAGAAGGGAAAGATGAGCGCTGCCTACTGGGCTAATCGCTCTAAATGGTGATGGACAAGTATCAAGCCAAGATCCTCAAGTGCTACCAGCAGGCCGATGCTTGCCTCACTCGTAAACAAGCTAAAAAGCTAATTAAGAAGGCCGACAAGGCCCACCGTAAACACGAACAGAGACGGGAAGACAGTGGAAGATCTGATTGAGGCCTATAACGCTGCCCTAAAGACTGAAGAACAGCAGACCATCGACATAGTCAATAAGGCTCTGGATAAGGGTTTCAATCGTCTTCTTCGTCGTACCTACTCTCAGTTACGAAGCGGTCAATTTCAGACTGCAGAGAGAAATGCTCGGACTTTGGAGCTGATCCCTCCTTTGCTTCCGGATCGATCTGACGAATACTCACTTGCGTTTCGACGCCTGATATCTCGCTCAACAACTTTTGGGCTAGATCTAGCTGCACAGCTATCATCGTCTGTAACAAGCTCTCAAGTCGCTGTAACTGTCCCAATAGAAGCAGTGACAGCAGCAGCGAGGACAGCGAGAGGATACCTAGAACGACATGGACAAACATTTTCGACTACGGCTGCAGAAGTATTAGCGCAAGGCATTGCAGAAGGACGCCCCACAGACGAGATAACGAAAGATCTGAAGCGACGCCTCAGTGTGACGAAGTCTCGGGCTGAGGTCATTGTAAGAACAGAGTCGCTCAGGGCTCATAATGAGGCCTCTCGTAATTACTACACCCAGAATGGAATTGATCTGGTGATGTATTTCGCGACTTCAGATGATCGCTCTTGTCCTTACTGCACTGCCCATGCTGGTAATGTCTTCAAAAGAAATGCAATTTCTGTACCCCGTCATCCACGCTGCCGTTGCTATCTCGCTCCTTATTCTGACTCTGTATTTGACATAGATCCCGAATACGATCAGATGAGAAAAGCTCATCGTAAAGAAGTCCTTAGCTACGCTAGATCTAAAGGCGTGGATTTAAGTTATGGTCCTGCCTCGTTTGAATCACTAGCACCTACTCCGACGAGGGAGACATGAAAAAGAAGCCCGGCTTATACGCCAACATTAATGCCAAGCGTAAGCGTGGTGAGCCTATGCGTAAGCCCGGTGAAGAGGGCGCACCTTCCGCACAGGACTTCAAGGATGCAGCTAAGACTGCGAAGGGCAAGAAGGGTAAGAAAGACGGCTACAAGATGATGGATAAAGAAGGCTGCAAGGAATGTGGCGGCGGTAAGAAGCCTTGCCGCTGTGGCAAAGCGGACCTGGGTCGTAAAGGTCCATATGCCGATGGTTGTGGATACAACAAGGACTCTGTTGCTGAGGAGTTCAACGCCATTTTGATTAACGACGGAGATTCAGCATGCAGCTGAGCGCACCACGCAATGACAAAAAGTGCGGTGCCTCGGGTATCCCAGACACCGCTAAATGCACTAAGGGCTCTGCTCTAGCTAAGGCGGGTAAAGCCGCACTCGGGGCTGGAGCAGTTGCCGGTGCTGCTTATGCCCTGAAGAAGGGTGGTGGACGAAAGCTTGGGAACTTCGCTCAACGCAAGATTGGTGAGGGCGGGAAGTTCAAGATGTCCGGCAAGTTCCTGAACAAGATGAAGCCGATGTCAAAGACTGAACGACTGAACGTAACCGCTAAGAAAGCCAATAAGTCTGCTGAGCAGGCGATCAAGCGAGCCAAGGAAGCAGAAATCAACCGCGCTATGGCAGTTGGTGAGGCTATGTATAAGAGCGGACAAGCCACCCGTGCATCACTGAATAGTGGAGTGCGTCGCCATCGCCTGACCGTAGAGAAAGCACGTCGTAAGTACGAGCCTGGTTATCCACGCCGTCGTCGTGATTTGGGCTCTTTCTATAAGGACGCCCAGAAGCAAACGGTCGAAGTCCGTGACCGTCTGTCCAAAATCATGGACAACTATAAGCAGCGCACTCTGTGATGCAACCCGTCATCGTGTTTGGTGTGACGTGGATGCTGGGTATCCTGGCACTCACGATTTACATGACCCAAATCATGTGACTCGAATATCTGCTACATAGGTGCAACTGATTCAGTAATTTGACCTGTATCAGCACACCAGCCCTTCATAGGGGCGCAAAAGGTGAGCACCTGTTTGAGGGACATTTTCTCGAGCAGGGAATCTTTATTGCTGCTCCCAAGCACGATCTGCATCGCGTCGATTACGTCGTGGAGTGGAATGACAAGCTTGTGCGCGTCAACGTGAAGACTCTGCACTGGGTTAAATCCCAGAACTGTTATCACGCAGAGACCAGGACCAGCTGTCCTGGAGGCAACCGCACATACACATCTGACGAGATCGATTACTTCGGCATCGTCAGTTTGGAGTATGGGCACATTTGGATGGTTCCCCTGTCTGCTACCAGGGGTACCTCTATCTCTTGGCATCCGCCGCAGAAAAGGCACAGGAAACGTGTGGACTCCTTTAATTGGGATCCTTACCTCATAAAAAGAGGTACGACATCAGTTCTTGATACTTAAGAGCTAAACTTAGTTAGTATCAGGGTATGGAGACTGTCTCTCGCTACGATTACGGTCAAGTAACTAAATCCGAAGTAACGGATGAAGGTTATTTGAAAGTCTGGTGTAAAGCCGCCCGTGTTGGCACTCAGCTTTATACAAGGGGTGATGGCGCACAAGTGCGCGAATATCGCCCTGAAGATGAAGTAGCGAAGCCCGAGTCTCTAGCTTCCTTCGGTATGAAGGCAGTCACAATGGGGCATCCCCCCGTTCTGCTGGATTCCGGGAACACCAAAGTGCATCAGGTGGGCCATGCGGGTTCGCAGGTCCGTTACAACGATGGTTTTGTTGAAGTAGCGCTCCTTATTACTGATAAGGACGCTATTCAGCGTATCCAGCGTGGTGATGCACAGGAAGTAAGCGCGGGTTACCGCGTCGACTTCGATCCTACCCCTGGTGTCACACCCCAAGGCGAAAGTTACGACGGCGTCCAGCGAAACATCCGCGTTAACCATATTGCGGTTGTTCCTCGTGGGCGTGCTGGTCGTGACGTTCGTTTAATCCTCGATTCATGTGATCGCAATGATGCGATTGCTTGGACTGAAAACCCGTCGAATTCGCCCGTTATTTCCATGGCACGAATCACCCTCGACGGCCTGGATCTTGAACTTCCCGCAGAAACTGCAGGCGCGGTCCAATCCTTCGCTAAGGAGGCTGAGCGTGCCAAGGCTGACCTCCAGAGCAAGCTGGATTCTCAGGAAGAACAGATTCAAGCCGTAGTTACCGAGAACGAAGAAACTCTTGGCCGTCTTGATGCGGCTCTGGAGCGTATCGAAGAACTAGAAAAGCAAATCGCCGAGTCTGCAGAACAGCGCGATGACGCTGCAGAAATCAACGAGGCCGTTAACACCCGTCTTGCTGCCCTCGACAAGTTCGCTCCTCTTCTCCCTGAGGACTACAAGTTCGATGGCGAAGACGAGCACGGCATCATGACCCTCGCCTACGAAAACGTCTTTGAGAAAGCTCCTCGTGAGGATGCCTCAAATGACTATCTTCTCGGAATTCTTGACGGTGTTCTCGCCGCCATGGAAGACGTGGACGATGACGAGGAAGAAATTAAAGCCGACGCTGACTTCCAGCCCGAGGACGATGGTTCCAACGTTGCTGAAGTTCGTGCCGCCCTCGCTGCCGTTAACGGTGCCGAGAAGATGGATAGCTCTTCCTCCTACCGCGAGCAACTGCTGAACGGTTGGAAGTCCGATCTCACTGCTCACGTTTGATAGGAGCGTTTAGTAATGGCTATTACCTACACCACCACCACTGTCGCCAATCCTTCCGGCGCTCAGGGTTCTTACCCCCTGGAGCTGACCAATGGTCACGAAGGTTTGATTGCTGACCTGCAGGCATACGTTTCCCGGTCCTACACCAACGAAACTTCTGCCGTCATTCCTTACGGCCACGCTGTCATCATCGATGGCGCTGCCACCTCTGGCCTGGGCGCCAAGCTGCCTGCCGGTGCTTCTGCCACCGACGTGCTTGGTATTGCTGTGGACAGCAACGTTTTCGAGAACGTTTCTGGCACCTACACCCCAGTCCCGACCAACAAGACCACTGACGGTCGCATCGGTTATCCCGACAAGCAGATGGTCAACGTCCTGAGCAAGGGCGTCATCTGGGTCTACACCGCCGACGCCGTTGCCCTGGGCGACGCAGTGCGTCTGTTCCACACCGATTCTGCATCCGCTTCTTCCAACGGTGGCTACAAAGGCCGCTTTGGTAAGACCGCTGAAGCCGGTTACACCTTTGAGATCACTGCTGGCGCTCGCTGGCTGAGCGCTGCTTCCGCTGGAAACATTGCTCTCCTGGAGATCGACATCCCGACTCTCACTGTTTCCGCTGATACTTGATAGGAGGCACTAACCAATGTCTGAAATCCGTAATGATGATGTCGGCCTGTTTCTTGCTCGCGAACTAGAGCAAGTCCTGGCCCGGACCTTTGAGGTTCAGTACGCCGACATTAAGTACAGCCAGGTTCTGCCTATCTCTACTGAGGTTGGTCCTGGTTCCGATAGTTTTACCTATCGCATTTTTGATGCACAAGGCAGCATGAAGCTGATTGCCGATAAGGCCAGCGACCTGCCCCGCGCTGACGTGCTGCGTAAGGAAGTCACTCATCAGGTCCGCAGCCTGGGTGCCTCCTTCGCTTACAGCATCCAAGAAACCCGTGCCGCCGCCATGGTGCCCGGCATGAATCTGGAGCAGCGTCGCGCTAACGCCGTGCGTCGTGCTTATGAGGAGAAAGTCCAGTCGATCGCCTTCTTCGGTGACTCTGGCGTCTCCATGGACGGCTTCTTCAACAACGCAAACGTTGATAAGACCATCCCCAGCAAGTGGTTCGATGACGCAACCATCACCACTGATGAAATGCTGGAGATCCTGAACGAGGCACCTACCCGCATCGTCCAGAACTCCAACATGAAGGAGTCCCCCAACACGATGCTCGTCCCCTACGACGTGTATCGCATCATCTCCACCACTCCTCGCAGCAGCACCTCCGACACCACGGTGATGGAGTTCTTCCTGCGTACCAATCCGTTCATCCGCTCCATCGAGCCGATCAACGAACTGGAGGCTTCCAAGTCTTCCCTGAGCAAGGACCGCATCATCTGCTACGACCGCAGCCCCGAGAAGGTTCAGCTCCACCTGCCCCGCACCCTGGAGTTCCTGCCTCCCGTGCGCCAGAACCTTGAGTTCTCCGTGGCAGCTCACGCCCGCATCGGCGGTGTCGCTCTGTACTACCCCAAGAGCGCCCTCTACGTCGAGAAGGCCTGATAACTCATAGGTAAACAGAACATGATCATCACCTACAGCCCTCAACTGGAAAACCCGCCTCGGGATAAGGAAGTCACTCTGGGCTTCTCCATCATCAGTGGCAAAGCAGGCGGGACTGAATACATCCAGCTCAAGTCTGGGGTCAACCGTGATGTTGACCCTGGTGACTGGGAGAAAATCAAGGAGGTGCCCCTGGTGGCAGAACTCCTCTCCCTGGGTGCTCTCAAGGTGCAGGAAGACGTAGAAGAGGTCACCACCGGTAAGGAGGAAAAGCCTGCCGGTGGCCTCACCACGATGCCTGTCAAGGAAGCTCTCGACGCGATCCACGGAACCTTCGATCTGGACCTGCTCAAAGAGTGGGACTACGCCGAAAACCGTGTTCGTATCAAGAACGCAATTGCTAAGCGCATCAAGGCTGTAACTGAAGGCGAAGGCTGATGGCTGTCACCTCCACCACGTTTTTGGCACGGTTCCCGGAATTCGCAAACCTGGAATCTGCTGTGGTCGAGGGCACCATCGCGGAAGCTGGTCGGCAATGCGACAGTGATGTGTGGGGTGACCAGCATGATGACGCGGTTAATTATCTGACTGCTCATCTGCTGGCTGCCCGTACACAAGCCATTGGCCAGCAAATCGGAGCTGTTTCATCGGCAGCTAACGATTTTTCCACGTATAAGAGCACTGCTTACGGTGCTGCTTATCACGCTCTTCAAAGCTCCCTCGCAGTCTCAGGCTTTGCTTACTAATGGGAGCCTACTCACCGTTCGACAATGCAAGTCTGTCGTTTGAGGTCTACGGCTCATTTGCTTACGACTCTCAGACAGGGAATCGCGTTCCGGTCAATACAACCGAGACTTATACAGCAAATATCCAGCTGCAATTAAATAAGTCAGACTTTAAGCCTGGCATTGATGAAAGCGAGATGACTTGCAAGGGTCGTCTCCTTTCTCCCACGACATTCAGTGCAAAGGTAAAGGTAGGAAGTATTGCCAACTGCACTGTTAACGGTGTATCAGGCACTATCCGCCTGACAGACCTCGGAACAAATACTTTGCCCTATGCCAGGAACACCTTGTTTCAGGAGTTCACTGGCGTTTTTGAGCAGACAGGCAAGGGAGGTTAATCATGGCCCAGCCACAGAAGCTAGATACATCTGCTTTTGAGAAGGCTGTTTCTAATGCCACGCAGGCCTTGGTAAATCGACTTTCCGTTGAATATACCAACGAGATCTCATCTCCCAAGTGGAAGTGGGTTGATGGTGCATACCGTGACATCGTCGACACGGGGAGGCTTCGCGCATCTCAAACTGTACGACGAGTTTCTAATACTGAGTTTCAATTCAGTTGGCCCGTTGAATACGCCGCTCAGGTGCATGAGGGTACAAAGCTCAAAGGTGGGGGTGAATGGCCAGCAAGGCCGTGGACTCGTACTGCGCTGGAGAACGTAGACCCTAAAAGTTACTTTGAGACTATACTTAGGAGAGAGTTAAGTGGCTAGTGTATCCCAAATACGCAGTTTAATTAACTCGGCAATCGGGTCCAAACTAGGAAATTACAATCTCCCAGATGGATCCACGTCCCCCGCCCTATGGGTACGGGGTCAGCAGCAAGTTCCCAAGGATTGGACAATCAGTGGCATCGAATGTGTCATTGATGAAGTTCCTGAAATGGTGAACAGGCCCACCTTGTCCCAAGCAGTTGTTTTAGACACCCGTTGGGGTGTTTACATCACCAGCTACGACACGGCTCAAACACTAGCCGAGGTGCGCGAGCTTCTCTTTCAGTGGTTCCCGGATATCCAGGATCCTGTGCATGTTGCTCAGACCGACATCTCCTTTGAAACTCTGAAAGTATTTATCCCCGATTACTCAATTCAACCTGAGAGAGGCTAATGGCTAATCTTCCTGGTGGTGCTTTTGCTAAGGGGCGGGACCGCATTGTGCGGGTCGCTAGCCCCGGTGGCACCCGTCAAACCTGCACCGTGACCAACGGTGCCATCACCCTGCCCACGGGTCTGACCTACAACTTCCTGAAGGGCGCAACCCGAGCTGAATTTACTCCGGCTCCTAACTCCCAAGAATTCTTCCTGCTGGGCGACAACGGCTGGCGAGATTCCGTGGGTGTTACCCAAGCTGGTGAGTTGGCTTGCTCTGCCTTCTTCATCAACAGCCTGGACGCAAGCAACGTTCCCCAAGCTGATATTGACGCTGGTCTTCAGCTGGTGCTCAACGCAGAATCGGATCCCGACGTGGAGATCTGGGTTGAGATGTTCACCTTCCTGGGCGAAGACGCAACCAACAACTACATCTACCACTGCCGTGCCTTCCAGGGTTCTGTGGTCAACGTGTCTGAGGCTGCTCCCTCTGACGGCCTGATCGAGTACTCCTGGACCTTCCAGTCCCGTGGCACGATCTGGGCTGGTACCTACGACGCTGGTCAGACCGCTCTGTCTGTGTACTGATGAAAGTTGATCTGCTGGTCTCTGAAGACAAGCGGTCATACTTCATCAACTGCGTTCAAAACGGCGAATTACTTGAGGTGGGGGCGGTTTATATCGCCCCTTCGTCGTGTTCGCCTATGAATCTTTTATCTGAAGATGGTGCTAAGTTGACCGTGGCGATTCCACCCGAGGCCTTAGATCCTCATTCAGAAAGGGTGGCCGTAGACACGTCATTTTTCATAGAGTAATGAGCAAGTATTCTGCGCTCTTTTTCCAGGAAAAGGAATATCACGAGATTGGTCCTTTCCGCTTTCCGATCTATGAAGATCTGGTGGCTGGCGAGGCTGAAGGTGTCGAGAACCTAGCTCGTAAGCAAGCTCAAAACACCTATACGCTCTTGAAGATCGCAAAAGCGGTCTCTAAGAAAAAGAAGATCAGTGTCAAAGCTGCTCTGGAAATGCTGTCCGCCGATGTAGACGGTGATAACGAGGTTCTGTACGAGTACGCCGAAGAGTTGGCAGACGTGCAGCGAGACTCCGCCACCGTGGCTGAGCAGCAGATCGAGATGGCGACCCTGTTCATCCGCTATCGGGGTGAGATCCAGGATCCTGAGGGCAAGCTGGGGTGGATCACGCTCCCCGACTGGACCCGTGAAGACACCGCCGTTGTTCCTAACAAGATCCTCAATGAGATCTTTGAGTTCGTGAACTGGGAACGCAACGGCTGGCCTGAAGAGGGAAAGTAACGCAGGAGGAGCAAGACCCAGAAGAGCTTCTGGAGTTCTATCGCAACTACCTCCTGTCACCCAGGTTCGACGCCCGTAAAACGTACATGCAGGTCAAATGTTCCCCTGTTGGTGGGGACTACGACCGCTGCAACTTTCTGCGTACTCCCGTGAAGGAGATCATGTACGTTTTGCAGTACTGCTTTGACGATGAAAAGCGTCGGGCGAACTTGTTCTCCATCAGTACCGCAAAGCTTGCTCAGATCGTTCTACAAACGGCCCACGCCTTTGGTGGAAGCAAAGAGCCTGTCCGAGCGAAGATCACAGACTTCCTGCCGTTTGAGCTGGATTCTGAAGCTTCTGAGCGCGAGGATCTTACCAAACAGATATTGACTAAACTTATTAAGAGTAGGCGTATTCCTACGCACGTAATTGCTGCTCTAAGTCCTCACATAACCCCTGGGTAAACTGTGGCATCTCTCGGCGACCTGACTCTATTTATTTCCGCCGAGACGGGTAGAGCCAAGCAAGATATTGACAGACTCGGCAAAGACGCTGACCGCGTAGCCAGTAAGAAGAGAGAGATCGGCTTTTCAGTAGAGAAGGCCCGTAATGATATTAAAAACTTCAAGCGGGATATCGAGACGGTCGGTACCGCGCTGAAGAAGACCTTTCAGGTCGCTAAAAACACCCCGCTTTTTGATGATGAGGTTGAAGCGGCGGAAGCTGTTGCCAAAGGGGTTGGCAAGATCGGTTCTGAGCTGAGCAAGGCCCGTAAACCTGGCCTGGTCCTGCAGCGGACCTTTCAGGGCATGGGCGGCAGCGTGGCCGCTCTTGTCAATCGTCTGGCCAAGCTTGGCTTTGCTCTCTACGGTCTCCAACAGATCACAGGTGTCCTGAACCAAGCCTTCGGAGGCTTCTTCAACGCCACCATTGGTAGGGCCATCAAGCTGGAGGAGACGATCCTCAAGACCCAGGTCGCCCTGGCATCCACTAATGACGTTCTGCGTGGTGGAACGGCCATCACGGACCCCTACGAATCGATCGTTGCCCTGACTGGGGTGATCGAGCAGCGGATTGCGAGTATCCGTGACCGCTCCCTGGAGCTGGCAGGCGTCACCAGTGACGAAGTCATCGAAGTCTTCGGGATGGTGTCCCAGCAGGTGGGGCAAATCGGAGGAAGCCTTAAGGACGCTGAAGACCTGGCCATTTCCTTTGCAGGTGCTCTGGGAACGTTTGGAATCCCTCTCTACCAGGCTCGTCAGGAGATCGGATCGATCCTCCGAGGTGATATCACCACCGACTCCTACCTGGCAAAGGCCCTTGGCATCACGAACGACGACGTTCAGAAGGCCAAAAACACGACTGAAGGTGTCGTTGGCTTTCTGCAACAGAAGCTATCGACAGCTGTAGCCGGTCAAAAGATCGCGGCCCAGTCATTCAGTGGTGTTCTCTCGAACATCGTCGACTTTCAGGAGCTGATTGGTCAGGCCTTCGGCTCCAACCTCGTACAGCCCCTCATTGACGGCCTCTCGGGGGTCTACAACCTGCTAGTTGCGGTCAAGGACCAAGCACTCACAGCCGCCACTGCGATCGGTACCGCAGTAGGACGTGCAGGCCAACTTGTAGGCGGCGCTGTTACGGCTCCAGTAACAGCACTTGCTGGGGGTAATGCAGGGGCCACAAAGGGTGCAGATGCCACTCAGAGAGCAGCTATAGCCGTCTCGCAGGCTCTTGAGAAACTCGCCCTAGATACCCAGAAGACCTTCAGTCAGATCAGTGGAGAAGTCGCAAAGCTTCTGGCCAAGCTCGCTGTTGGGTTCAAGAACCTGGGATCGGCCTTTGTCGGTCTCAACGTCGAAGTCTTCAAGAGTCTGCTGGAGACTTTCAAAGCTCTTGCCCAGGCAATTCAACCTGTTGCCACCGCATTCTCAGGACTATTGACTGTTTACGGTCAGTTCCTGGATTTGCCTGCCGTGCAGGTGCTGTCAAGCATCGCGGCACAGTTCAAAGTTCTTGAAGCGGTAGGCGTAAACGGGTTTATCAAGATCATTGCCACTGGTGGTGCTTTTATCGCCAGCCTGGGCGCTATCAAAGCCGCTATCGCCACTGTCGCGGCTGTGATCAGCAGGGGCCTAGCAATGGCGCTCGCGACTGTCGGAACAGCCTTGCAGGCTTTCGGTGTTGCGTTGAATGCGCTCCTTGAGCGACTGGGTATCGCGAACGCTCAATTAACCGCTCTTTCAGCCCGACTGACCGCGACTGGAGCCTCTGCGACTGCAGCCGCAGCTGGGATGAAAGGTGGTGCTGGTGCCGCAGGGATGCTCGGTGGTGCAATTAAGGGCCTAATGATCAAAATGTTGGCCTTCAACGCATTGTTGTTGGCTGCTCAGCTGTTGATTGCAGCTTTGGTCGAGGGTTATGCCCGTTGGGAACGTGCCAATAAGCAAGCGAAGGCGATTGATCGCTTCCGCAACAGCATGGACAAACTCAACACGACGTTCAAGAACGTCAATGAGAACTCCACTGCTGCACAACAAGCGCTGAAAAGGGTAGCTGAGACTGAAGCCAAGAAGGAACTTGAGGAACTAGAGAAGGCTTATGCCGAAGCTGCAGCTGAAGCTGACAAACTTTCAATTAAGGCTGCTCGACTTAAAAAAGCTTACGAAAGCACTGGTGGAGGTATCGGAGCTGGATCATACGCAGGCAATCCTCTGTTGGAGTTAAGGGAGACTGAAAAAGCTACTGCCGCTGCACTTCAACGCCGCAATAAACTTGAGGCGGATTTCAACGAAGCCAGCGAAAAACATAAGGCTTATCTAGCAGCCAAGACTATTGATGAAGAGGTCACGACACGGTCTAAAAAGTTAGGAGAACTGAACGAGAAGCTCGCTAAGCAGCAGCGTGACTTGAATCGTCAGATTGTCAGTGATCGATTTAACGCAGAACAGGAGCTGGCTTCACGCCGCTTGGATCTGGAGCGCAGCATTGTTCAAGAGCAGATTGAGCTTGTCTTTAATCGCAACCGTAGTCTGATCGAAGGAGAGGAAGGGGCATCCGCTGCAGCACTCAGGGGTCTGGTCGAATACTCCAAGCAACGGATGGAGGATGAGGCCGACTTTGAGCGCCAGCGTAAGCAGATGGTCCTTGACCTTGCGGACCTTGAGAAGGAGCTTGAGGACTACAAGTTCAATATCGGTGAGAAGATTCTTGAGCTGAAAAAGCAAGGTGCCAAGCTCGATAAGGAGACCGCTGAGTACGTCCAGAAGGTCTATCTGAAGATTGCACGGGACCAGGGAGCCAATCTTGCCGCTCTGCTCTCTGGTAATCCAGGACTCACTGCAGGCAGTGGCGCGAGGGTGGGGAATACAGGACGGAGCACCGGTCCTCATCTAGACCTGCGCTCAAGTAATAAGGAACAAGTCCTCAAGGACGCCCAGGCCATTATTCAGGTCTGGCAAAAGCTCGGTGTTGAGTATATCGAGCTGAGCAATATCAACAAGAGCGTCAAAAACGTCAAGGATCCTGCAGAGCTACGCAAGCTCTTAGAGCAGGAGATGGCCAACCATGGTAGGCGTGTGGCCGCTGGAACTTTTGCCATTGACATTGCTGTTCCAGAAGGAACTATTATTCCCGGCGCTAAGGCTGTTACACCTCAGCAACAAGGTGCTGCTGGACATATGTCCCAGATGGCAAGTGGCACGCAGCTACTGCACCTCATGGACCCGAAAGCGGGCATGGCGGACACAAGCCAGTTGCAGAACCTGATCAACAACGCAGGAAGCTTCGAGCCTGCCGATGTCAAGCCTTTTGAGGATGCAAAACGAGCTTCACTAGCAACTCTGAACCAGATCCAAGACTCTCAACAGCGTTTGAAGGCCATTGCTGCTGACCGTCAGCTTCAGGACGCTCTCAAACAGATTATCCCCCAAGCCGCTGTAGAGCAATACGAGGATCTGATCATCAGAGCCCGAGAGTACGGAAAGGCCGTTAAAGAGGGCTACAACCCCGAGCAGGCCGAGATTGTCGCTGATCTGGCAGCCCGTGAAGCGATTGCGCGACGTGAGCTGGCTCAGTTCCTGGAGAAGAACGCCGAGATCTTTAAGGAGGATGCAGAAACCCGTGAAAAGGTCGATGCTGAAGCCAAAAAGATGTTCGAGGAACGCATCAAACTTTTCGAGCAGGAAAATGAGAAGCGGCGTGAGGCTTTAAAACTTGAGCAGGAATTAGCTGTCATTAAGTCACTGCAGAACGACATACGAAATAGTGCCATCAATACCCAGAAGAGCCTTGTTACAGGTGCTGCGGGTCTTGCTGCAGGGACTGAGTACAGCGTATTTGACCAGCGTCGTATCCAGGCAGAGGGCGCCATCGAAGCTCGCCGTATTGATCTGGTGGCCCAGAACGGAGGTAACCCCCTTCAAGGAGAGGCTCTTGCCCAGTTCGAGCAATTCAGGACAGAGGCTCTGGTTAGTGCTGAAAAGATGGCCCAGTTGGATGGTCTTGCTCAGCGCTTCCAGCAATTAGGTGAGATTTCCGCTGGTGTTGGTAGCGCCATCAGCACTGCCTTCACTCAGGGCTTTGCAGACATCCTGACTGGTGCGGCCTCTGTCCAGGACGTGCTCGGCAACATGTTTAAGGGCATCGCTGATTCGTTCATGCAGATGGCTCAGAAGATCATTGCTGACATGATCAAGATGCTGGTCTATAAGACGCTGCTTGGTCTCTTTGGTGGTCAGAACTCCCAGCTCGGTACTCTTGGCGGTCTTCCCGGCAGCACTCCACTTGGAGCTGGTGGTGGTCAAGTCGGAGGTATGGGTACCTTTGGACCAAACTTCGGTATTCCGCAGTTCGCCAAGGGAGGCATCGTCACTGGTCCTACCCCTGCCCTGATTGGTGAGGGTGGCATGAACGAAGCAGTCGTACCTCTTCCGAATGGAAAGGCAATTCCTGTCGACTTTGGCAAGAAAGGTGGTGCTGGTGGTGATACAAACACTAATATCACTGTCAACATCGACCAGAGTGGATCTGCTCAGACTGAGATGTCTGGGGAAGATGCCTCCAAGCTCGGCAAGGCTATCGATGGCGCGGTAAAACGGGTCATCATGGAAGAAAGAAGAGCAGGCGGACTCTTATACAATGGCCGACGTTAATCTCGCACTGGACTTCACTATGAATGTCCAGGAATCAACGACGCACAGAGTTCGTAAGTTCGGCTTCGGTGACGGCTACGAGCAGATTGCTGCCGATGGTATTAATACACGAAGCACCGAGTATGCGGTGACTACTAAGCCCCTGAATGCAGCTGATGCTTCGGTGATGAAGAGCGGTTTAGATCAGGTAGCTGTAGGAGACTATTTCCTGGCTACTCTGCTCCCTTTTTCAACCGAGCAGCGTCGCTATAGACTTAAGGACAACTCTTATCAGCGTCAGATTCTCCCTAGTAATCTGACCAGTTATGAGGTCTATCAATTTACTCTTGTGGAGGCCTTTGCGTAATGGGAAGGCGCACCGTAGTTGCATTGAGCAGCCTCAATGTAATCAATCCCTATTACCTAGAAGTCAAGACCGCTATTGACGTGCTCCAAGGCGCGGAGACGGCCTTCTATGAGGCCAGGGCGGCTGAGCTAAACACTTATCCAGGCTTGACGGGGCTAGACCGGGATGTAGTTGAAAGCGCTTACGACGCACTTCTAGGTTCGGAGCCCTGGACCTATACAGCTAGATTCAACGCGAGCGCAAACCCGAGCAGGGATCCAACGACTACATTCGGTGGTGGCGCGACTATCAATGTCACAGTCCCCGATTCTGTATATCTTCGGGTTACAGGTGAATTGCCTGGGGATTTTTCCACGAGTCAAATTGAGTATGTAGTAGGCGCGGGTGAGCCAGCAGTTGACATTCTGTATACGGATATCTCCTTTTTTAAGGAGGCACACTTTACTGAAGTGCCAACAGCTTACGTAATTAATACTTTTTACACCGGAAGGCAGGCACACCAATACCGCCTGATTGGTTCGTTGTACGACGCATCCGCAGTAGCTAGTGCCTATAGCTCATACCTTGGGGTGCTGAACAGTTACGAAGAGTGGGATGGGACGACTGTTGATGACTTTTTTGGTGGAACAGGGCCTACCCCTTGGGATGGTTTTACTGGGGATGTAGATGCTGGTTATAACCGCCCCCAAAAGTTGAGCGCAAAGTTGATTCGTGAGACCCGAGGTGCAAACTAATGGCATTGAAAGAAGATTCACTACTCAATCTCTTCATCATCGATGTAGGTAAGTCTGGGCTCTCCTCAGGGTGGGCAGGGCGCTTGAATATCGTCTCTCCAGAGCAGACAGGTGGTGTCAAGGTTGAATATGTCAATGAAGCTGGATCTGTGGTGACATATAGCCCCACTCCTGTCGCCGCTGCGGGGTTTGAGGTTAATGGCAGTAATAAGCTGCCTACGCCCAAGATTAGGTTTGCAAACATTGATGGTGCAGCAACAGATTTGGCCAGGGATTTCGACGATCTGATTGGGTTCAAGCTCATTCGTATCAGGACGTATGCGAAATATTTAAAGAGCATTGATGGGGTAGATAACCCAACCTATGACTCACAGGCTCACTTCACGCCTGACACTTGGTGGTTTCAGAGAAAAATCGAGGAGACCAAGCTTGGTGTGACTTATGACTTGGCTTCAGTCATCGATGTAGAAGGTATGCGACTTCCTAATAGGCGTCTTTACACTAATCATTGTTCCTTTCTGTATCGAGGGCCTGAATGCGGTTATACAGGCTCGCAGTTGACATGTGGCAAGACTTTGGCTGATTGCCAAGCTCGTTTCGGAGCATTAGGTCAGGATCTGCGCTTCGGTGGATTCCCTACTACTCAGAACCGATGAGTAAGCGTCTCCACAAGCAGATTGCTCGCATTTGTCTGCAGGATGCTCCCTGTGAGGCATGTGGTGTTATCCAAGCTGGTAAAGCTATTCGACTAGATAACGCCTCCACCAAACCTGAGGAGACTTTTGTTATCAGTGCGCGTGACATCTTGAAGTGGAAGCCAGAGACAATCTTTCACTCTCACCCCAGGGGTGATGAGGGTTTTAGTGAGCACGACTTGCTTGTAGCTGCGAACATGGATCTAACGACCTATGTCTATGTCAACGAAGCTGATCGCCTTGAGAAATGGTCAGCCGAGTCGGGCCTAGAGGTTTTTGAGACGGTACTCAAATCATGATGGAGATTACGCTTGAAGGTGTCGCAGGCCGTCGTTTTGGGCGCAAGCACCGGCTTGCTGTGCGTAATCCCAATGAGGCTATCCGGGCACTTTGTCAGTTAATTCCAGGGTTTCGTTCGTTTCTCACGTCTGCTCATGAGTACGGCATCTATTTTCAGATGCTCACTAATCACAGTGAGGAGGGTATCAGTTACGACGATCTAGGACTTGGCTGCAACTCAATGATATTGGTACCTGTCATTACAGGTGCCGCCTTCTCTTTCCAAAATATCCTGACCATTCTTGTCGGTGTGGCCTTGGTGGCCTTCTCGCTGGGTGCCTTTGGTGTGGCCTTCGGCGCTGCTGGCACCATTTCTGCAGGTTTTCAGACCGCAGCAATGAGTCTGGGTTTTGCCTTGATATTTACGGGGATTGCTGGGCTTTTTGCACCAGGCACCCCTCAAGAGGGCAAGTCAGAAGGCGCGGCGGCAAACGACGCGGTCTTTGGTGGGGCCGCAGGCACGGCTTCAGCGGGTACCCCCATCCCTCTTCTTTATGGGACGTTTCTGGCCCAATCGATGCCGGTCATTTCGTCTTATATCGATGACAACGATGGGTATTTGATGACCATCATTTCTGAAGGAACTATCGAAGGTCTGCCTAACGGTTCGTCAAAAGATCTTTACTTTAATGGTCTTCAGAGTGCAAGCAGTTCTGTTAGCAGTGTTCAGATTACAGATGGCTCGCAAACTAATCAGCAAATCACGATTGTCAAGTCAGCAGGTTTCCATCTGCCTATTAGTACCACGTTGAATGTTGGTTTAAAAAGTATCCCTAATGCACAGATTATTAGATCCTTTGTTCAGCAATATGCGGATGTGCTAAAGCTTCGTATCGTTCGAGGCCCTTGCTACTCAATTAGAACTAAATCTCCCAAAAGCGGAGGTGGTACGACGGTCAGCTATCACAAATACACAGATACATGGGACGGAAATAAGGCGACCAATCCCATTGAATACAATGTTCAAGTCACTGACGGTGATGGTGTTGTTTTCTATAACCAGAACTTTGAAGAGCCCTATTTAAAGGCATCCGAGATCAAAATTATTGAGGTCAATATTGAAAATAGGCCTATACCAGTCTCGGTTTCAGTCACCCGTCTAGATCGTGGACGAGCACCAGATCCTGAATCAGAAGAAGGCGGCGCGAACATCTACAACTACCAGTGGGTGAAGGGAGACGTACAAGTCGTCTCTCTTGATGTGATGTGGGCAGAACGCCTCGTTTACCCCTCGACTGCGCTTATGGCTATGAAGTTCAGTGCGGGCGAGTTCCAACAGATGCCGACTGTTCAGGGACTCTTCAAAGGTATTAAAGTCCCGCAACTAACTTCTAGTCTTCAAGTCTTCTATGCGTGGAGTGATAACCCGGCATATGTTTTGTTGGATCTCATCACTAATCCTCGTTATGGATTAGGTGCCCGATCTTTCACGCTTTCTGGTCCTGGAGACACTCAATTTGTTCAGCCCGGTATCCGTATAGAAGATGTTGATCTAGCCTCTTTCAGGGCTGCTGCTCGTTTTTGTGAAGATAACGGCTATAAGTTCAATGCGTACATCGATCGCAACGCGGACGCTTTAGACCTCATAAGAGCTGTTGCATCAAGCTTTAATGCGATGCTTGTTTATGCCGGTGGCTATATCACTCTGGTACTAGACAAACAATTCAATGTTGATACTGATGTAGCTGACCTGCGTCTTTTCTCTGAAGCCAACGTACTTCAAGAAGTCGACGACGGCGGTGAGGTCCAGACTCCCTGCTTCTCTTATGAAGGGACTGGTCGTCAGGCACGCTCGACTGCGGTACAAGTTTCTTATGTCAATGCCAATGAATTTTATACAGAAGACAAGATCGTCATAGAAGACACTGCAGCTATTGAGCGCTATGGCTACAACCTTGTCCGGATTAGAGCCTTGGGCTGTACTGATCGGACCCAGGCTGAACGTGTTGGCCGTTACACCCTTGGTAGCAATCTTCATAGCACGGAGACTGTGACCTTCAAGGTGGCTTCAGAGGGTGCGATGTTACTTCCTGGCGATATCTGTCTTATTGCTGATCCACTCAAGACGCGCATTGCTTGCGGGGGACGCATAAAAACGGCCTCATCTTCTTTAATCATTGCCGACAGAGATCTATCTCAAGTCACAGGTTCTGAGCTATATCTCTATACCTATGGTCAATCTGGTCTTTGCCAACGCAACGCTATTTCCGCTATCTCTGGTAGTCAGGTTTCTATTAGTGGGACGTTCACCTCTACACCCTCTTCTTCTCAGATGTGGGTGATTGTAGATGAGGCTAATGAGAACAAGTTCCGCCGTTACCGCGTTCAAAGTGTGAAAGAGAATGCCAATAACACCTATGAGGTTGTAGGACTTCTCTACTCAGACAAGAAGTTTGACATTGTGAATGGTGGCACGTATGTTCCCATGTCCTCTACGACGAGTTTCTATCAGAGTCGTAATCCGGCTATTAACCCTTCAAAAATTACTTTCTCACTTCGCGATGCCACTAATCCATGAGTAGCTCTACCAATCTTCTTCGTGTCGAGTGGGAACCGCCTGTATACCCACCTTCCTTTGCACTGGACGCCGTCCTACACGGACATCTTTTTGCTGTTGATCTTGTCGATACAAATGTCGATCATTACGAGGTGGAGCGACTTGATGAATTGGCAGACAGCTATTCTTTTGTTGGTTATACATATCAGCCGTTCATTGAGTTTCAAGCTGATACATATGAAAACGCTAAGGTTAGAATACGGTCGATCCTGAGAGACGGCACAAAAACCCCTTGGGTTTACTCAGGTAATTTCCAGCTTTACGGCATGGTTGCCGACTTCCGGAATCTGAACAACATTCCCCTTCTTTCATTTATCTGATGGCTCTCTACGGACGTGACGCCAACGGTAACGACGCTTATATCCGTGGTACGGGTACCGGCACTGTATCTGATGGCTATCTGACAGCACACGATGTGCTCACAGACGAACTCAAGTTCTCTTCCTCAACGATTTCGGCTTCTGCTGATGTTATTACTGCAGTCGCTGGTAAAAAGCTACGTGTGATGAGCCTGGTTGTAAGCGCCAGTGCGGCCTGCACACTTAAGTTTCAAACCGATGCTACGACGGATGTATCGGGAACTTTCTATCTTCCGGCAAACGGCACTATCAGTGTCTCGAATCCACTTGGACTGTTTGAGACTGACTCGGGAGAGAAGCTCAATATTATTCAAACCGGTACAGCGGATGTGGGTGTCTCGATCAGCTACCGGGAGGTCTGACTATGACGCGAGTATTTGGAACACTTTTTGAAGACGGGCGTAATGGCCTACTCGCTATCAAGCCTTCTCAACCTTTCTTCGGCTGCGACCGGCACGAAAAACATTTCCCAGTGCTCGCTGGTGAGATTGATATCGAGTTGCCTCCAACACCCGCTGGGGTCTTCTTCAATGTGGGGTTTAAAGAGGAAGGTGACACACGCCGTACAGACTTCACGCTTCGGTGGCGTATCCCATCCCAACAGGAACTAGACATTACGGCTAAGCCAGAGCAGCCTCGTGCTGAGCGTTCCTCCTCAGTTATCGATCGTGTACAGGTACGCCGTTTGACCACGGAGCTGGCTGACGCTCTGGAAGCTGTCGAAAAATTAGAGCGTGATCTTGCCCAGAGCAAAGCCCGAGAGGAATCGCTGGCGGCGTCGTTTGAGCAACATAAAGCGGCAACGGACCACGCCTTTCAGTTGCGTGATTCTGAGCTATCACGTCTTACGGAAGCCAATAAACCACGGGTACAGACAGTCGTAAAGCATGTGCCCGTACCACCAAAGCAACTAAATGATCGAATAAAGTTCTTAGAGGCGGAGAACCTTAGATTGATAGCGCTTAATGATACCTATTACGCATCTGTTTTAGAGCTACATCAGTTAAAGTTAGATAGAGCGCAGACTGTACATCTTCCTAACCCTGTTACGGAGATGCCTGGTTCTACCCAGCAGCGCCTGATCAATAAGCTTCTGGCTAAATAGACATGGCACTGGATAACATTGCTGTTACCGTCCGAGAAGGTGATAGCTTTGACGAGCTGTATCTAAACATTGAGAGGCCGTGGGGTACACCCTACGACTACAGCAATTCAGTGCTTGTTGCCGATATTCGTCGTTATTTCAACGACACTACTGGCACACCCGGCTCAGCTGTTGATTCATTTGGGATCGTCGAGCTGGATCCCACTGCTGGTCAGGTTCAGTTAAAACTCACCAGCCGTCAGACCGAGGGCCTTGGTCGGAATATTCCTTTGGGGTATACAGAACGAGGCATTGTTCAGTCTGGTCTTGCAAGTGGTGTAGATCCCTCTGATGAACTCCAAGGCAAATTCCTCTGGGATCTGCGGGAGTATTTCACTGTCACACAGGCGACCATCACCGGGATTTCATCAGGCTCGACTTTTACAAGCACTGGTGGACTTACAGCTAACAAGGTACGCATCACCACTGCTGCGGCCCATAAGCTAACTGAAGAGGATCAGATCCTTATCACTGGAACTGGTCAAAGTGTCTACGATGGGGTTAATTTCTACCCCAACAAACTCTCAATCATCAGTCCAACTGTGTTTGAGATTGAGCCAACCACCTCTGGCGCCCCTTCTTTCACCGTTGGAAGTACTCAGGGCACTGTATCTGTGTACAAAGAAGATACATTAGCCATTGGTACACTTGAGGTAATTCCTCGAATTTCTAGAGATTCTGTCAGCTGAAGGTAAGACCTAATGGCATCTGTCGAAGAAGGCGTAAGTGTAATCACAGTAGGCAAAACTACGCCTATCCCGGCTGGTCAAGCCTCTGCCGCCAATTCTCTCCCCGTCGTTGTCGCATCGGATCAAAGCCCGATCCCGATTCTCGACAATCTTTCGGCACCCTCACAGGTTCGTGATGACCTGCTGGGTATCCCCCGTGTCCAGACTCCTCTGGCGATTTTCGATGACACCAACCTCATCGATATTGACCCAAACATCTGGGCCAAGAACGAGCAAGTAACAGGTAACACGCGCGTTACTCAGGTAAATCACCTGCTGCAGCAATCCGCTGCTGAAGTACTTCTTACGCCATCTGCTTCCAACGGGAACATTGCCAGCCTGATCACAAAGCAGGCGTTCCCCTACCAGACAGGCCGCATCACCTCAGCGTCGTTCGGTATCTCGATGAGCCGAGATTCCAACGCTGTGATGGAGTTCGGCATGTTCGACTCCACCGATGGCTACTTCCTTCGGATCGTCGGCGACGAGATGTATTACGTCCGTCGTACCAGTTCGGGTGAGCGTCCTCAAGATCATCTGGATGGCTATACGGCTCAAGGCACAAACCCTGTCACTTTCACGGTTGACTCTGCAGTACTGACTGCACAACCCAACCGTACAGATCTCGGCACCATCTACAAGCTGGTCTCAACGTCTCCAACTGTCATGGAGGAGATCGTTCCACGTCGTTACTGGAACGGTGACACGATGGTGGGCGAGAACGCTGTCACCCTCGGAGCTGAGGATACTAAATCTGTTCACGAGCTATCACTCATCAATCTGGTTATGTGCCGGATTGAATATGGCTGGTACGGCGGAACTGGCTCTCGCCTCATGTTCTATGTGCCTGTCGACGCCAACCTTCCTACTGGTGAGACGGCAAAGAACGCCCGTTGGGTTATCGCCCACAACCTGAACTGTTCTGACCGCATCCCTTACCCCTCTCTGGGTAATCCGACGCTGCCAATGCAGTTCCGGTGCGAGAAGAGTGGCACCCTGTCCGCTAATGCCTATTTGCGTAAGTACGGCGCACAGATCTCCATCGATGGTGGTGATTACAGCAAGCTCGCGGTTTACAGCCAAGACGGTGCCAAGGTCACAGGTATTGGGACAACTGATTTCAAACCCCTGCTCGCCATCCGCATCAAGGAAAACATCACCAACAACCAGGGTGAGACCAAACGCAATCTTCTGCGAGTGTTCCCTCTGCTCTTGTCAATGGTGAGTTCTTCAAGGGCTCAGTTCATCCTGATTAAGAACCCGGATACCATTGAAGACTCAGGCAGCAGCCCTGTAACGACCTTCACTAGCACGGGCACTCTCTCAGCAATCGAATACAACGCCCCAGACAGCCCGACTAACGCCATTGCGGCTTACTCGGGGGGAGAGCAGCTTGCGTCGTTCTTCACGGGTGATGCAGACGCTGATACCGTCAACTTGACAGATATCTTCTCCTTCGCTCGTCAGTACCTGACCCGTGAGGCGACTGCTGCAACCGGGACTGCAGGTGATGTGCTTCTGATTGCTGCGCGATCGATTGATAACGCTTCAAATACTTGTAAAGCAAGCCTTACTTGGGGTCAACGCTGATGACAACGGCCTACCAACTTCCCGAGGATATCGGGCAGAAATCTATTACTCGTAATGGGGAAGAGGTTCAGGCCGCATCAGATTTCCCCTCTGGTAAGAGTACTGCTGATAAAAGCATCCCAGTAGTCCTGCCTCGGTCTGGCTACACCTTCCCCACCATCGATAACTACCGGTTCACTTCGGAGGTGGATCGGGACATGTTGGGCTTCCCACGAGCCACACGCCCTTACAACTTCCTGACTCGGAACGACCAGTACGAGTTAACACGTGAAGATTGGATCTACGATGTCACAGGCCTCGATGAACGCCCGCAACTAGACGGCACGGAGTCAGCGCGTTGGACACAGTTGTCTAACGCCACAGCGACGTACTCACCCGCCCCTAATGGTGAAATCAAGTACAACGCAAGCGCCAATTCTGCTCAGCTCTTCCTAAATTCAAACGACGGGGGCTTTCAACGCGCTCGTATCGCGACCAAGAAGCGCTATAGGTATCAGCCTGGGCGGATTGTAAGGGCAAGTATTGCCACAAAACTGTCGGTTGCCGATACTCCAATCAGTGTCACTCGCCTTTGGGGTGTAGGTGATACCAACGACGGATTTTTTGTTGAGTGCAAAGGCGACGGCGAAGGTGATCGTCTACAGATCCTCTACCGCACAAGTTCAGGCAATGGCCTGAGGTACGAGACACGGGTACCGCGTTCTTCTTGGACAGGTGATCCTCTAGACGGTTCTGGACAGTCCAAGCAGGTCTTGGATATGTCGAAGACCTTCATGACCCTTATTGAATGGGGTTGGTATGGAGCGAGCGATGTACGCATCTATTTCTATGTTGTAGACAAGGATGAGGAACTACCGACCTCTATCACCCAAATCCCTCGCGCGAGATGGATTTTGGCTCATGAGATCATCCTTGCCGACAGGGCAAAGAGAAATGATCTAAGCGAGTTTGATGGCGGTACCGGTGTCCGTTCATTCGATACGCCTTCCCTTAAGACACCCAGCCTGCCCATTTGGGTCGAGATCAACAATAGTGGCAACCTTGCTCGTTCGGAATTTATCGAGCGCTATGGCGCTTCAATTCTTGTCGATGGGGGTACTGAGGACCGTGCCAAGATCACAACTGTAGATGGGAGCTTTGGTCGGACAGTAGAACCTATCATTGGCGGTGTTGACGGGGGGAGCGGCACGTCCCTGATGACGCTGCGAGTTAAGCAGCACATCATCAATGACGATTCAAAAGAAGTAGAGAACTTTCTGGTTACCAACCCACTCGTCCTAGGAGCAGCATCTAGCGATCTAGTAGAGCTTGAGATCTGGAAAGATCCGGTCATGGCTACGCCAGAAGAGGTGGGTCATATCAATGGTCGGCTTCCATACTTGCAAGGTGACTATGTCTCTCCTTTCAATGTCGTCCCGCTGGTTATCACAAGCTTTGACGGTACAGGCACGGAGTTCGCGATCACCCAGGAGGATCCTACAAACGAGTATTTGACAGTCAATACTCCCTACCTGAGTGGTGACTTACTAACAGTTGATGTTAGTTTTAACGACTCTAGGGTTGTCAAGTCTGGAAAGCGTCTTGCCAGTTTTGTAGTTGACGCGAAGGGGGCAGCGCTACCTCTAGCGGAGATCTTTGGAGGACAGAGAGAAAGCCTTAGTGCTGAATATGATGCACCTCCTGAGTTTCCTATCAAGACTGATTCAATTACAGTCAGGAGTTTTGATCAGGCCACAGGTTTAATCACGGTTGATCAAGCATTCCCGCTCAGGCTTTATGTCGGACAGAGGGTATCTCTAGGTGACACTAACTACTATGTGCTTACTCTTGATTCCTCTAGGTCTTTCAAACTCAAAGCGGCTAAAGTAGATACAGTGGCGGTTACAACTGGCCTTGAGGCTGGTGATGTTCTCGTTGCACATTACGAGCTAGATCTAACAAGTAATGTTGCATCTAGCCTGCTTCCGGTTTACCGGACTGAGTTGGTAGTTACAGCCAAGCCCTTTAACGCGGTGTACACGACGCTCGACAGCACTGTTGAGTACAACGCAGAGTGGATGAACCTTGTGAATGCCACGAGTTCCGATACTTACACCGTTCAATCAACGCCAACCGTCAATCTCTACCTCACTAATGGGGTCGTCTAATGCCTGTCTCCGGTTCAAACCTAGTTAATACATCGGCGAACGGTCAGCCAACCGATGCTGAGGATCGCCCCTTTAGTTACGCCATTGGTACTCAGCTGTTCATCAACCCTAGTAGTACGCCTACTGACGCGGTTGTGACATTCAAGGTTGCACCTGAGCTATTGACTGGATCTGTTGCTGCAACTGTGGTCAACCTTGCTGTGGGTTACGCAATTGATTCTGAGCTGAATACTCTGTCGAACTGGACATCCGAGCATGTTCAACAAGCAAGCAGCAACCGATTTGCAGTTGGCTTTGGTCGTTCAAGCGCCACACCTGAGAAGGTTAACGTAAATGTACAAGGGCAAGTTTATACTACTCTGCCACGGAACCAAAGTCCTTCTGTAGTTGATGTCGCTAATAATTCGCTGACAATTACTAATCACCCGTATAGCACTGGGGATCGAGTTGTCATAACTTCTACCGGAACAGTTCCTGGTGGGTTGTCTCCGACTTCCTCGTACTACGTAATCGTCGAAAACAGCAATTCGATCAAGCTAGCCGTTACTTATTTAAATGCAGTTGCGGGTAGCGATGTCGACATCCAAACTACGGGTTCCGGTACAATTACTGTAGTCTCGGATGAGATATTTACGCTCACCCGTGCCGGAAGTTCTGGCTCAGTGACCCTGCTTAAAGGCAGCGTTTTAATCGCTACATTCTCGAATACGAATGTAGATTCGCCTCTTCGCCTTTTTTATTGGTGTCGCGAACAGTCCGCCTCAAGTACAGACCCGGTGTTGAAAGAAATTAAGGTTCGAGGTGCTATCTAATGGTCGCTACACGCAACATCACCGATCTGAACACGCTTGTTACTCCACAGGCGGACGACATTCTGTTGATTGTTGATCGGCTTAGCGCGACAAGCACTGAGGCAAAGCAGATCACGTGGGCGAATGTCCAAGAGGCAATCCAAGACCTTGTCGGAGCCCTAGCTACTTCAAGCTCAACTCTCACCTTTACTTACGACGACGCAAACGGTCAGCTGACCGCTGCTGTAAATAACAATACCTCTGTTCAGAAGTCAATCTTCCATGACGGCGTTACGTCTTCAACTCGTCAAGAAGGTCGTTTCATAGATGGCGTTGGTATTAATGTCGAAGTTGCTGACAACAGCAGCGACGATCGGGCTGACATCACAGTCAAAAACACGGGTGTCGTCAACGCCAATAACAATACTGTCGGTGGGACACTCTATGAGTTCCTATCGAATGTCACAGTTGAAGCTGACGGATCCAAGACTCTTGAGTTGCGGCCTCTTAAGTTAGGCTCTAATGCGCTTAGTGCTACTTACACAGATAGCAATCAATCGCTTACTCTTGATGTTGAACCTGGCAACATCAATATCAATGACCTTAACTCTTCTACCCCACTTGGTGTCTCAGTAGGTGGCACGGGTGCAAACAACGCAGCCACTGCTAGAAACAATCTTGGTGCCGCCAAGTCTGGGAGTAATTCCGATATTTCGGCCCTGTCAGGTCTGACTACTGCTCTTTCGATTAGTCAAGGTGGTACAGGCGACACCACGGCAAGTGGTGCTTTGGCGAATCTTTCGGGCCTTGGGTCGGCTGTTGGTGTTGGTGCATCCGGTGAACAAATCGTTTACCAGGGCTCGGTTCTTGTTTCGGGTTCATACCGTGCGGAGTTCAAGGGCCTCAAGCCAACTAGCGACAGTTATGTAACGGTCACTACGGATGGTTCGGATATTGCGTTAGGCGCTAACCCTAATAACATCTTTGATGGCGTTAGCGGCGTTCGCAATATTAACGGAGCTAGAGTTACCAACGCTGGTAATCCGGTAAATAGTGGAGACCTTGCTACCAAGGCTTACGTCGATTCCCAGACCACCGGTCTAGAGATTAAGGCCTCCGTTAAGGTGGCTACTACCGGTAACTTGGCCGGAACATATTCAACCGGTGCGCAAACACTTACAGCTAATTCCAATGGCGCGATCAGTGTCGACGGGATTGCTTTGAATCTCAATGACCGCTTGTTGGTCAAGGACCAGTCGAGTGCCGTTCAAAATGGCATCTACGTGGTCTCCACTATCGGTGATGCTAGTAACCCTTTCGTCATTACCCGGAGTGCTGATTTCAATCAGACCGCCGAAGTCGGTGCAGGTTCTTTCACATACGTAGAGCTTGGAACGCTTAACGAAGGAAAATCATTCGTACAGACTGAAAGCAATCCGATTCTCGACACCGATGATTTAGTCTTTACCGTCTTTGGTGATACTACGATCGGTGCAAACTCGATCGCCAACAGCAAGCTTCAACAAGTTAATCAAGCAACCGTAAAAGGTCGTGCTGCAGGGGCGGGATTAGGTGATGTTTCCGATCTCAGTGCCGATCAGCTGATCGGGGTTATTAACGCTGCATCGTCCTCGACAATTAATCAGGGCCGACTCAGCATTGCGGGTTTTGCGCCTCTTGCAAGTCCAACCTTCACAGGCACCGTAACCATTCCTGCTGGTGCCAGTATCTCTGGCTTCGCCGAGATCAATAGCCCTACATTCACAGGCACAGTCACCATCCCTTCTGGTGCCAGTATCTCTGGCTTCGCCGAATTGGGTACTGCACAAACATTTACAGCAGCTCAGCGTGGAGGCATCACCACCCTTACAGATAGTGTTAGCGGCACAGTTACTCCTGACTTCGCGAGTTCCAATAACTTCAGCCTTACTCTGACGGGTAGTTCTGGTAATACCCGCACCTTGGGCAATCCGACTAATGTTGTTGCAGGTCAATCTGGGGTGATCACTATCACTCAATCAAGCAATGGAACTAACCTGCTAACTTTTGGAAGCTACTGGGATTTCGGCGGAACAGTTACCGCGATCTCTACAGCTGCTAACGCTGTTGACACCATCGCATATTACTGCGTAAGTTCAACAAAAATTCGAGCCGTTATTGTCCAAGACTGATGAGCGTACCAGGCGGAAATTCACTCCTTCTTGCAGCAGCTAGCGTTGGTGGTGGTGTCTACGAAATTGAACGCAGCTTGCGGTTTGATGGCGATCGTACTAATTATCTGGCCCGAACGCCTTCAACGGAAGGTAATACAACTACTTGGACTTGGAGTGGATGGGTTAAGAGGTCTGAAACTTCAGTTTCTAATGCTGCAATGCTGTTTACTGCTGGAACCACCAGCAATGATACGGAGCTTTTGTATTTCGCCAGCGATGACAAACTAAGATATCTGGTTGTTGATGGTGGTGTTATTGATATTAATTTTGAGACTTATGCAGTGTTTCGTGATTGTTCAGCTTGGTACCACATCGTAGCTACACGCAGTTCTGGAACATTTAATTACTATGTGAACGGTGTGCAGCAATCTTTTCAGACTTCAACGTCTACCGGTGATTCTT